TTCCGGAAGTACAAGATAAAGCAAGAGAAAGGGCGGAAAGAATTCCTGACTCCGGATGAGTTGAAGAGGCTGGAGAACCTTGATGTGGATAAGAAGCTTCGCCATGTACTCGATGCCTTCCTGTTCTGCTGCTATACCGGACTGCGCTTCTCAGACTTTTGCCAGCTATCTCCGGCCAACTTTATCAAGGTAAACGGTAAGCGTTGGTTACACTTCACGTCCATTAAGACAGGAGTAGAACTTCGGCTTCCGCTACATCTTTTGTTTGAGGGTAAGGCATTGGCTGTATTGGAACGTTACGATATAGTAACTGATTTTGCTAAAATCGGACCCAATTCAGAGGCCAATAAGTATCTTGCCCAATTAGCTGCCTTTGCCAGGATAAGGAAGCACATAACCTATCACACGGCCCGTCATACTTGTGCGACCCTGCTTGTGCATCAGGGCGTTCCGATTACCACCGTCCAAAAGCTGCTTGGTCATGCTTCAGTCAGAACTACGGAGGTGTATTCAGAGGTTCTTTCTAATACAATAATACGTGATTTGAAGGCTGTAAAAAGGAAGAAAAAAACATCTGATTTTAGCCGTGTGGTAGAATGTGGGTAGATTTTATAGGTTCTACTGATATTCTACCCAAGATAACAAGCTGAAATCAACAAATATTTTATCAAGAAGCTATTCTTTGGTATATTGATAGTACAAACTGCGGAATAAAGTTTTACTTTTAATTACCTATATTGATGAGAAAGGATATACAAATAAATACAGCCACAAATGATATGATTCTACAAAGCAAAGGTGCGGCAAAGAAATATTCATTTAAATGGCTTGAAGAAAAAGACCTATATTTAACGGCTCAAATAACCATACCATCCAGTTTTAATACTAATCTTTTATATACCGTTGGGGTAAAGGTTGAAATACCTTACACACCAGTATATAAGCCTATAAGGATATGTATTGTAAAAGATTTTAGTGGAGGAAACGAACGTGTAATTGTTAATCCTACAAACAATTCAGAATGGTTTGAAGTGCATACGAAATTATTTGGTTTTAAGGATTTGAATTTATGCGCTTCTCAGTTTATAATTATAAGTCAAGATAATTATTGTATCCAACTAAATGAAGGTATAGCATATTTGTGGGCCAGTGGAATTTCTGATATGGCTAATATTAATGCCAATATTCAAAATAGAAACTTATTACTACAGTGTGTTCCTTCTAATAATTATAGATACCCGACATCTGGTGTGGGGCTGATTAAATACCTCCATGCTAATTTAGCCCACTCAGGTTTAGCAGAAAAATTGCAAACAGAGTTCAAAAATGATAAGGTTAATGTCATCAACGCTGCCTTTAATTCCTACTCAGGAGATCTGGAGTTAGATTTAGATTTTTCAGAAGCAGATGCAGATATATAAAGTAAAAAATAATCAAAATATATTCGATGTTGCTTTAAACATATATGGTTCCATTGAAGGGGTTTTTAATTTATTAGCTAATAACCCTGAACTATCCTTTTCTTCGATATTAAAAGAAGATGACGAATTATATTGGGATGAAGGTTCTGCTATATATGATCATATAGTAAATACTATGAAAGCAGAACATATTATCCCTGTTAATGGAGAAAGACATGTGTACTTTAAAGAGACAAGTGCTACACTAAGGTGCGTTATCTGTGTATCTCCAGATTCCCCTTCAATAACTTTGTTAGTATCAGGAGATGGAAGTATGGTTGTAGATTGGGGTGATAATAGCGATTTGGAAAACATATTATTAGAGCCAACTGACAAAGCATACACACACTTCTTTGATAATGTTGTTGAAAAAAGAGAGATTAGATTGTATGGTGACTTTAACTTAAAAACTTGGAATATGTCTACAATCAATGGGCTTATTATGCCTACTACACCATTAGTTGTAGACGAAATTATTTCAGAAAAGAACAATATATCCCTACAAGGGCTATTTTTATTTAAAGGCACATATTTAGTAAAACTGTCTAATATGAGCATATCCAGTCTTTTATCTATACAAGATATGAGTTTGGAAGTTTTAGAGTTGAAAAACATAGACTATTATAATAAATCGGTTATTAATGATTACCTAATATATATTGCAACTCACAATAACCAAAGAAGAAATTGTAAGGTTATATTAGATATACAGCCCTCTGGAGAATATAAAGAACCCATAAGGGACGATGGGGGGAATTATATAATAACAACCGGAATGGAAGCTATATACGTGATCACTCATGAACCCGCATGGAATGAATCAGGTTCATGGCTTTTTAATATAAACGGAACTATTTATCAATATGAAAATTCAGATATAGCATGAGTCGCACATTAACAGAAATATACAACGAAGCTGTAGAAACAAGAAATAAATATTTAGAGTTAACAGAGTTGACCAATGATTCAAAGATGTCAATTATCAATTCTTTTACTTGGGTTACAGCTGCTGCTATTTATTCATTTGAGACATTGTTAGATATTTTTACAATAGATATTGCAAAAATTTTTACCCAACGAATTAATGGTACCCCAATGTATTATGCCAATGCTATGTTAAAATGGCAATATGGTGATGATTTGGTTGTTAATGATGAAGGTACAGCATTTCATTATGCAACTGAAGACATTGCAAAAAGAATCATTACTCATGTGTCTTATCAAGAATATTATAGTGAAGAATTTAAAGACAATATTTTAATATTGAAAGTTGCTACTGGGGAGGGTAGCTCGTTGTCCAGATTGTCAGGGGAAGAATTGGTCGCTGCTCGTGCCTACCTTAACCAAATCAAATTTGCTGGTGTAAAATGCAATGTAATAAGCCGCAAAGGCGATGTACTGGTCCCAAGACTTACCGTATATTATGACGGAGCAATTACCAAAGAGGAACTTTATGATAACATAGATGATGCACTTGTAAAGTTCATTGAGAATATGAAATTTGATTCTTTGGTTTATTCACAAAAGGTCATAGATGCTATTCAGCAAGTAGAACACGTTACAGACGTTTACATAGATAAAGAAGCCAGTGTAGAGCAGGGGGTATTTGTTGCTCAATACAACGATAATGACGAACTTGGCTTATTAACCAAAATAGACAGAAAATGCTATTTGTCCAGCGGATATGCTAAGCAAAGTACAAAACAAGGTGCAGAAAGTAACTTGCCGACATTTCGGGAAGCGGTTGTGATAAAATTAGAAACAGAATGAGAAGTTATCGTATCAATATGGATCGTTTGGTCAACCAATTGGTCCCTCATTATTTGGGCGGTCGTAAATTAATATTATTTCTTCAGTCTATCTTGCAGCCGTTGAATTCATTGAATATAGGGTGGGTGACATGGGCTGATGAAAAACGCATAGAAGCAGCAATGACCTCTCAGGTCATTATGATGGAATATTTTTTAAACCGCAAATTTGGTAAATATTTTTTAAACACTTCTGAACGCATTGTTATTTCAGATGGTGTTGTGAACGGGGTTCCGATATATTGGGAAGCTTCCAATGAAGATATGAATCAGTTCCCTTTATACAAAGAAGGTGAATCTGAGATTGAAGGACACCCATCAGTCCCATTACGCTGGAAAGATGAAAAAACACCAACTGGTGATGTAAGCTTTGTAGTGAGTTGCCCAACTATAAATACCAAGATAGTTTCACAAGAAGAGTTTACAGCAATGATTTCTTTTTATATAGATCGTTATCGTATTGCAGGAAAAAAATTTAAAGTATTGTATATTTAATATGAAAGAGTTTACTTCACAAACAGGCGGGCGTTATACTTATATTGACGACATTATGAACCTGCAAGACCTTGCGCTGGCATTCGCCGGTATATTTGACGGATGCGATAATTTTATTATTAGCGGGTGTCAAGTCTCTGGTACAAATATCAGTGCAGGGTATGCGTATATAAATGGGAAAATACGTTATTTTACAGGAACATCAGGAGCTTCAAAATGGCCAATGTATTTGTATGAAAACAATTCTGTGGAAAGAGTGTCATACGCTGATTCCGGTGATAAGATCGGGCGTAATGTGTATGGATGCGCAATATCTGCGGATATTCCAGTATCTAATGATACATTGACTAAGATGCCGCCACAGTTTATTAGTATTGCGTCTGATGGAAGCGCACTTCGTTTAAAGGAAGCGCTATTTGGAAAATATGCTTTGATGATAGATTCTCCATACCCATCACAAACCGTAAAAAAAGATATTATTATAGATGGAGACGCAACATTTAACAAGGAACTGTTTGTTAAAAGAGGAGTAAATTTAGTGGCCGGAACTTCTAAGGCCAGCGTTTTTTATAGTAGCTCTGGCGCACTAAATATCCAATCTCAATTAAATGAGAAAACTGTCTATAAAGTTACGATTACAGAAAAAGGAGCTGTTCAATTCCATGTTAACAATAACTTACTGGCTTCGCTTGACTCTAATGGGATGGTGTTAAGGGTGGCATTGTCTTCCGATATTATAAAAGGGGGAAATGTAACTGTTACTAATAGTCATATATATAATTCATCCGTAGCGACCGATAAAGGGACCTTAAATATCAATATGTTAGGGTATAATGGCAGTTCTTCTTATTACCGTGATACCATAATCGGTGATGGAAAGGGGGGTGCGGTACTTAGTATTGTTGGCAAAAGCAAAGAATGTACATTTAATGGTTCGGTAATAATATCAAGCGTTGCCGCTTCTCTTTTAAGTTTGAAA